CGGCAGCGCGAGTAGCTTCGGCCTTTACCGCATCGATGTCGATCTTGTTATCTTCCGACATGATAGTTTCCTCTCTAATAAGAGTTTCAGTGATAGGTTGAGCGGGTGGCTTCTCTGCTGCACGGCCTACCCCGACTGTCCGGTCTGCGGGTATGCTAACAACTGATACTTCCATTGGAAGCCAAGACTTCACGCGGTAGCTATCCGCATCTTGACGCTCCATATCGTTGACATGATAGCCAACGCTGATGTTGCTTCTGATACCATCCACAACATCGTCGAAAACCTCTTTGGCAAGTCCATTTCTTCCGAAACGCACAGTCGCCCGCAATCTACGGGCCGATCCATCAAGGCTTACGTCCTCTACCACACCAATCTGCTGGCGTGGGTCATGATCCAAGAGCAACGGCATACGGCCTGACTTAGCAAAGCTAAGATCAATGCTGCGCTCATTGTGATCTAATATTTCATTGCCAAAGCTGCGCTCTACTGGCTCTTCGCTGGATACAGCAATCCGAACAGTGCGCTTATCTTCGTCAACAACCTTACCGTCAAACGACATGCCGCGAGTTTCCATCTTCTCACGGTCAAGGCGCTCTTCATCATCGTAATTCTGAATGCGCTCATCATCTTCAGCGGCCTCTACCACTTCAGGCTGATCGTCCTGATCCGGTTTGGCAAAAGTGACAGTGTAAGCATCATCTGTCTCTTCCACGTTTAATATATGACGCTCTTCCATTGTCTCTGATCCCTTCAGTTCAAGATCGATAATATCATCTTTTGCCATATCTGCGCTACCCCTTTCATCGTTAGCCATTGGATGACCCTTTGGCAGAAGGTCAGTATCATGCTTTCCGCTGCGGAATTTGCCATTGCGCAGAACGTATAAAAAGCTGTTTACGCGGGCATATGCCCACTGCTCAGGTGACTTTACATTCGGCCTGACGCTTTGCGGATTAGTCTTATAAGCGCCAACGCCACGACGAAATACTGCGCTCAATGTGCGTGTGCTAGTGCGCTTAGACGCTACATCTCCAACCTTTTCGTTGTGATCCTTGGCCTTCTTAGCCAAGCCCACCTTCACAGCATCAGTCAATTCAGGGGCGCGATCTTCCCTATCTAAGCGCTCTGCAATCTGTCTGCTCCATGAAAAGCCAGCATCACCGCCCCAAAGCGCCCATGCGATGCGGCCATTTGATGGATAACCCTTTTCGCCTACGCGAAATCCCTCAGCCTTCTTATCCACTTCATGGCGGCTAAAGAAGCTGAACATGCGCCTGACTGTATCGTCGGACAAATTCTTGCCATTGGATATGTCACGCGCTCTAGAAATACCAACTTCAGTGCCACCACGCCCAAACTCACGCCGCCACTCTAGGCCGCGCTTCGCTTCTTCCACCATTCCATCAGTCGGTTTGTTCGACATCGTCCACCTCTGCTGGTACTGGCTGCTTCATGCCAAACGGCTGATAAGCCATAGATAGACCAAATTGCTCAGCAAGCTCTTTATCACGCTCAATCTGTGCAAACGTATCTTCCGCATCACGCCCATAAGTAGCCGCAATGTCGGAATGGCTCAGGATGCCGTTCTGCAACCCTACAACCGCAGCATTCATCTCCTTCAGCGGATCAACCCACTGGAAGCCTCTGCCGCGCCAAGTTACATCTTGGCTGAACTTAAACACCTTATTTTCACCAGAAATAGGTATAAATCCATGATCCATCACATGCTCTAGCCAAATGCGATAGAACGGATCAAGGAAGTGATCGATCATAAATCTGTGCAACGTGCGGTAGAAATCACGCTCTTCCAATGCGCCCTGACGTATGGACGAATAACTTGTTCCCTCAAGATCGTTGGCTAATGATGTATAGCTTACGCCCAAGCCACCAGCTATGCCCCGCAGAACTGCCTTCTCAAAGTCAGCAAACGCAGATGTTGGGTGCGTTGGATCAAATGGAGTGAAGTCAACGCCAGCAGGTAATTGATGGAATGTGCCAGCTTCAGCATCATAGATGGGAACAGTATTTTGCTCATCGTCAAACCCGTCAGCAGTAAATCCATCCCCAGCAGGGCTAGTGAAGAAGCCCATCTTAGCTGCACCAGTTCTAGCAGCAATCAACTCAGCCTCGCGGTAGCCATGCAACATCTTCAATGACGCAATCGCAGCAACTGACCAAGGAACACCCCTAGTCTGATCTGCGCGTTCTGGGCGGTAGATGTGCATCATCTCATCCGCAGAAACACGGGTGTATTTACGCTCTGCGGCTGGCGTCATGTAATCATAATCGCCCTTGTGGTAATTCAGCACATAATACGCAATCGGACGCTTGGTTTTGTTGTCAAGCTCAACGCCCATGCGAACCTGATTGCCGTTTGCCGCAAGCTCATTCTTCTCTTCGTCCACCAGATCAGGCTCAATAAGCTGTAAGCCTATGCCGTAGCGCAAATAGTTGCCCTTAACGATCTTCAGGAACACCTCACCGTCACGCGCAACGCCAGATATGATGTGATTGCACAAATCCACCATTGAAAGCCCGCCATCGATGGTTGGCCCGCCGAAACGTGAGAAATCACGCCAAGCGCCCTCAATTATGTTATTTCCAGCGCGATCTAGCGAATTATCTGGGTTTCTGCCTCTGATTTGTAGGTTAAACCCGTTTTCTCCGACAACATTTACACGCAAAAGCTGCAAATAGCGCCGAAAATACTCGTTATTGCGCTCTAAATCACGGCTGCGGTTGCGCAAATCGCGCAAAGCCCAGCGTATCTCACTATCAGCGCTTCGGTTTGATGCGTTAAAATCAGCGAAAAGCCGCCCCTTGGCGGCTGCTTGGTAATTACGGCGCTGCGGCTTTTTCTTAGACCGCTTGAAGAGATCAAGTACACCCATCAGCTAAACCTCACTTTAATCGTGTTAGGGCTTGGCCTACCCTTCTTAACAGCCTCGTCAGACTGCTCGCGCTTGTAGATGGCCATATACTTGTCTCTTGCCTCTTCCAATTCAGCAAAGGTCATCTTGGTTAATGACCGACCAGCAATAGAATAGCTGCCAACATCACTATCAGCCTTACCCTTCAGGATAGTTTCTATCTTATCAACCATCGTCTGAGCAAATGAGCGGGGATCAACGCCATTAACATCCATGTCAACATGAATATCCCAATGACCCGTCTCATGCACGATGCGCTCACTGTCGCTATTACGTACAATCTCAAGTTGCCATTTGTGATGTCCAGCACTGAAGCCATCAGACGCAGATCCTAGAATAGTAAATAAATAATCAGAACCACTTGCAGTTCCCGTTACAGAGAACTCATGACTTCCACCGCCAGCATCCCTTGACACATATGTCAGCGTGTAGGCAGTATTTGGGTAATCATCACTAAGGTCTGTGCGCTTCCATTGTACAAAATCACCCACCACAAATCCTGTGGGTTCAGTAGTCGGTGCATTTGCTGCGTCGAATAAATTGGCCATCTATCACCTATAACCGTGAACGAACGAATTGCGGCGCGGCATAGCTGGACGCCTGTATTGCTGTGGTTTTTCAGATTGTACCTTGTTTTGCTGCCGCTTTTGAACCGCCTCTATATTTATTCCCATAACCTGCAAAGCAGCCATCGCATAGACCCTACAATCAAGAGCTTCATTACGCTGTCTGGTTTTCACCCACTCGCGCCTAGCTCTTCCTTTAAAGTAACGTATTACTCTTTTTTCCGCCGTAAGCATACGAAAATACTCTTCGCCACGATCTAGTGGGAAATGGCAATATCCTGGTCCTTGCTCGTTTATCTTAAGTCGCGCAAATAAAAGTTCTTTCGCTGTATCTGTTCCAACAGGGAAAAGATTTATTTTACCTATATTGTTTTTGCTTGGTCTGCCAATAATAGGCTTACCCTCTCCACCCATGCCTTTAATTGCGTATATGCGCTTACCACTTCTATGCTTTACATAGTTGTAAACTTGCTGCGTATAATGACCACCACTATCTATGCAAGTTGATCTGATAATCATATCGCCATAGTTTGGATGTTCAAATGTTTGAGATAATACAAAATCTAAGTCTTGCCAGATTTCACTACCCGAAGGATCGCCATATATTTCTTCATAATATATCGACCAACTTTCTTCTCCTGATCCATATGCAACAATTTCACACGCCAGACGATCATCCTGGACGTCCACACCAGCCACCAAAACCACAGCCTTCTCAGGTAGCATGTGCCCATAATCTTCTTTCCTATCAAAAAGATCATATTCATCAATTCTTTCGCCATCTTCTTCATATGTTTCGCCTAGTGTCGTGTTAATCCATGCTTTTAATCGCATTGGATCCTTTTTAGCAGATAAGAAATCCCTTACTACATCAGCCAATGCAGTCCAGGGCGAATAAAGTGCAGATAAGTGAAAACCAGCAGTTTTACCATCTCCTACAGCAGTAGCTTCCCATTTGCCATATCTTATTGCCTGGAACCGCTTTGCATCTCCCCAACAGCTACCACAATGCTCGCAAATATATTCAACAGTATTTGGATCGTTATCCTTCCACCTTACATTTGCCCATTGTAACACTTGACTTTCATCGCAATCAGGACATGGAACAAAATATTTACGTTGATCGCTTTCTGCATATGCAGCTTCAATACGCGAAGAACCTTTATCTGTTGGA